CACTGATTTGCGTCTCGTTGTACAATGCTGTCCATGATCATGTCCCCTGCCGAATCGTCCAAACTCGGTCACTCTGTCCAAGACGCTCAACGCAAGCGTCGCCAAACTATTGTGCTTGCGCTGTCGGTGACGGGACTAGGAGCTGCTGACATTGCAAGGCGTGTTGGCTGTAGTCGCCGGACAGTTTGGTACGATCTGCAAGCGATACAAGATGAGCGCATCAAGGTTGACGACATCCTGACTGACGAGCCCGTAAACGCTGCAGATATCCATCTGCGATTGTCCGAAATGTTTGACGCTGATATTGCAGACATCATCGACGAGGCGACTGGTGAGGTTAAGCCAGTACATGCGTGGCCGCTCGTGTGGCGTCAAGGATTGGTCGGCGAGGTGACGATTGAGCCTGTATCTGAGCGCAGCAGGGATGGTGGCAACACGTCCTGGGACGTGATCGGCTCTCGAGTTAGGGTCAAGCGTGAGTCTGCCTCTAGGTTGATTGAGCTGCTCGGCCGGCTCACGTCGGTGGACGCCCTGGTCAAGTCCGGATCCGACGCCAAGGGCGTGGCAAGCGAGGTGATGTCGGAGATCGACAAGCGCATTGCAGCAGGGCGACAGCGTGCAGCACAGCGCGTGCCTGCGCAGGTCGAGACGAGCGTCACTGTAGATGATGCTGAGCGCGTAGCGATACACGACTCGCTCGCTCACATACGCAAGCTCGCTGAGCAGTGATCTCTACATATAGTGGTGGCCTTGCATAGTGCATCTTATGCGACATTGATCATGTCTATATGTAGCGGTGTCAATCACTTGGCATCGCCTCATAACCCGCCATTGATTCGCCGCCTGCCACAAACGAAAGGGATGCGTGGTCGCGTTGGGCGATCATGGTTCCATGCCCTAACCCTCATGAACGCCTAGTATTCCGAGAAAAAGAGGGATACGGTTTCGAGCGAGTAGAAATGCGATGGCTGAAAAATCTGCGCATAAAAATGTCGAAAAGTTATGACTGACCTTTCGCTCTCATCTGACGACATCAAGCTCTCTGAGGCCATTGCTGAGTACTACGATGATCCGCTTGGCGGGGTCTTGTTCCTGTATCCGTGGGGTGAGGCGGGGAAACCGCTCGCTACTTCATCGGGGCCGAACCGTGAGCAGGCCGAGTTTCTGAAGGATCTTGGCGAGGAGATTCGCGCGCGGAAGTTCGATGGGTTAGAGGGGGTGCCATCGATCCGCATGGCGACGTCTTCAGGTCACGGGACAGGGAAGACGGAACTTATTGGGATGCTGGCGGGTTGGCTGATGGCAACGCGGGATTCGATGCGCGGGACGGTCACGGCGAACACCGGGACGCAGTTGGAGACGAAGACGTGGGCAGCAATCCAGAAGTACAAGAAAATGATGGTGTGTTCGCACTGGTTTGAGATCACGAGTGAGAAGTTTTGGCGGATCGGGAGGAAAGAGGATTGGTTCATGCAGGCGCAGACCTGCGCGGAGGAAAATGCGGACTCATTTCAGGGACAACACGCCAAGACGTCTTCTTCGGTGTATATCTTCGATGAGGACTCCAATGTGCCGCAGTCGATCCACACGGCGGCAGAGGGCGGCACGGTACACGGTGAGGCCATGTGGTTCGTATTTGGCAACCCGACGCGGCGCGAGGGCGCCTTCTACGATATTTGCTTTGGTACGAAGTTGGCGACGTGGCTGAAGCACACACTAGGGAGAGCGGGGGCGGGATTCAGGCGCTGGGACGCGCGGTTTACCGAGTATAAGAATCAGGCGCAGATTGACGAGTGGGTAACGGAGTATGGGGCGGATTCCGACTTCGTGCGGGTCCGTGTCATGGGTCTGCCGCCCAACTTCGGCGATATCCAGTTCATCCCGCAGGAGTGGATTGATGCCGCGGTTAAGCGCGTTCCCGGCCGCGTCATGCACGACGAACCGATCATAGCAGGATGCGATTTATCATGGGGCGGCGACGACGCCTCGACGATCCGGTTCCGCTGTGGCATGGATGCGCGGAGCTACCCAGGCGTGAAGGTACCAGGATCTCAGACTCGGGATGATGCTGTGATGGTAATGAAGATTTCCGAGGCCCTCACGCGGACGTTCCCGATGTGGGGTAATCGTCAGGTCGATATGATGTTCATCGATTCGGCTGGGTCGTGCGGAAACATCTGCAGGCGTTTGCGGGAATTGGGCCACACCAACATTTTAGAGATCAATTTTGGTGGACATTCGCCGGATAAGAAGTACAAACTCATGCGGTCGTATATGTGGGGGCAGCTCAAGGAAGCGATGCCCTACCTGTCCATCGACGGTTCGCCTGAGTTGATCGCGGATCTTGGTGGCCCGGGTTACCGTATCACGCCACTAACGGAGATTCTGCTGGAGCAAAAGCAGTTCGTGATAAAGCGCATCGGACATTCGACAGATGACGGGGATGCGATCGCGCTGACCTACGCCATGCCCGTCAAAAGCAACCAGCAACGCGATCGTAGACGGAGGCGGCAAGGGCGAACGCCCGCGCTGACAGCATGGACTTAATGGCGAATAATCGGATTCATCTTACGTGCGTGATATGTAAACAGCGTAAAGTTGAAAAATGTTCGATTCTGATCGCAAAATATTATCCACCCCCAACTGGATGGTCGCGATGGAACGAGAATCTAAGTAAAGACCTAGACGCGTTTCTTGTGGCCCATGCGCATGAGGATGAAGATCTGTCGTGGGATACACGGCAATGGGGATATCACATAATCCCAGTGCGGGAGATCAACGAATGAAATACATTCTCGCCACCATCTGCGCCTTCGGCCTCTCAGTGGGCCTTGGCCTCGTTTCAGGCGCAATCTGCGACTTTATCCTTGACCGCAAGCGCGGTTAGCGTTACAACGTGAGCGTGCAGCATACCGATCCCGTCTCATCCGCAGTCTCTGCATTTACCTCCACCGGTGCCGGTGCCGGAAATCACCGGACTGAAATTCCACGCTGCGTAAAGTGTGGAAAGCGTGACATGCATGTCGTCGATAACGATTTCTGCAAATCGTTTACCAGTCCCGCTCCAAGGGTAGACTTCTACGGCTGCAAGATTGAGAACATCTCGGTCAAGTATCTGCTCGGGCACTTCGGTTCGTTTCGGCGCATGGCGGAAGCGTATTGGAGAGGCGAGTTGACGGAGGAAGTGGAACACGTCATCGAGGACAGCGTGCCTAAGGAGACTCTTGCGAGCTATAAGCCAGTCTGAACCAGCCGTCCGTCCTTGTTTTCTGAATACCGATCAGAACTGCTTTGGATATCGCGGGAAAGTTTTGTCATTATTTCGCGACGAAATCCTGCTCCGTCTGATCAAGCCAGAGCGCATGACCGCCAGTAAGTTGCTCGTGATCCCTGACAACGCAAAAAGATTAGAATACGAGTTGTACAACGGCGTGGTACTGGCGACAGGCCCAGGGGAATTACGGATGAAGGATGGTCGCAGGAATCCCATCACCGTGCGCGTGGGCGAAACCGTCATGTTCTACTGGCTGGCAGGCGAGACTCGGGCCGGGAATCGGCTCACGGACGACGACGGCAGCGAGTTGCTCATTGTCTCAGAGAAATACATCATGGGCGTGACTGAGTGAAGACTATGCTTCAAGCCTGTCTGGATGTTCAGCGGGACATGAACAAAATGCTGAATGACCGAAAATTGATGGACAAGATTCACGCGCAATATCTTGAGGGCTGTAGGAAGTACCCATTTTCGACGAGCACGTTTTGGTGGGAGCCGTTAAAGCAAAGAGACCCCGACGACCACCTTGGAGCGGTTTGCGAATGAAGGACGACGAGATTATCGCCCAGACCGCCGAAGCCCAGCGTGCCCGATTCGTCGAGGAGTTCAAGAACTACGGCATGCTGCTCGACACGATGACGCCGGGAGAATTGGCCGTACAGATTGGCGAGAACTTTCCGATTCCGAAGCAGGCGGCGCTGTTGGCGCACATGGCGGCTCGGATCATCAAGCTGGAGGGCCGTGAAGATAATTACTGAGGCCGCGTCACTCGATGATCTTCGATGCGACGACGATGAGATTGTGCTTGAAGGGCAGGCGAAGGACTTGTACGCGGGCCTATTTGCCGTAATGGGCAAGATGCGAAATAGCAAAGGTGCGTTCGCATTCGCAGAAAGAATTATGACTTGCAAGCGTCTTGTGGGTATTATCCATCCATCGGCGGCAAGATCCCGCCATCCTGAGATCCTCGGACGAGAATGGAGATTCATCAATGAGTGAAGGTCCAGTCGAAAAGGCAATCCACCACATCGAGATCCATCACCACGAAGGCGGCGGAATGCGCGTTGAGCATCACTTCGGCGAAGGCGATCACGTCACGCACATCAAGCACATTCCGCGCAAGGACGCCAAGGAAGGCATGGACGCCGAAGAGATGCATGAGCATCTTGAGGATCCGCTTGCCGAGATGAACGGCGAAATGGAAGGCGAGGACACCGAGGAAGAGTCCGAGAAGGACATGAACGAAGAGAAAGCCATCGAACGCCATCAGGTGGCGACAGGCGAAGATGGAAACTCTCCACTCGGTATTGGACGCGGCGGCAAGGTGAGGCAGTACTGATGCTTCGCGGATGGCGACGACTTATTGAGGCCGTGCGCGTGATGTTTTGGCCGAGGTATCTAGGGCGATGAGAATTAGGATTACCGTTATCGCGTCAAGGAACGTCAGGCGATTGCGACGGAAAAGGACCCATCGCGCCGTCAGAAAATCGATTGAAGATTTGCGCAAGGAGTTATAGATGCCTAAATCGCGCAATCGCGGCCTCAAGCCAAAACAGTTGGCGCGCGAGCAGAATCGCGTCAAGGAACGTCAGGCAATAGCGACGGCAACGCGCATCCGACTCATCGTCGGCGACTTCACGCGGCAGAGTCAACTTGACTCGTTTCTTTTACAGGAAAAGGACCCATCGCGCCGTCAGAAAATGTTTCAGTATATTTTTCCGTTCATCAAGTTTGAGAATCCCACGTTTCCGACCGACATGATTGTGTCTCCAGGATTGGTGGGAACGGATGGACGGCCGCTGAGTTAGACCCGTCATCAAGTCCCCGATTAGCTCTCGGGGGCCATCAACGAAGAAATAACGACCTGCTTTTCTCGCGAGAAGGGAAGCAGGTCGTTTTCGTTGTACGAGCGATTATGAAGAAAAAGCAGCTGCCCGTTCGGTTCACAATTCGACATTACGGCTCCAACAATCACTCGACTGGAAACGGTACGAAATCGTAATGCCGTGGACATCCAAAGATGCGAGTCGTCACACGAAGAAGGCGAAGTCTCCGAAACGGCAGCGACAATGGGCCGACGTCGCGGATTCTGCACTGAAGCGTGGACTTTCGGAAGGTGAAGCCATCCGAGAAGCAAATGGAGTGATTAAGAAGACTGGCCGCACGTTGGCCGACGCAAAACCAAGGAGAGCATGATGAAAAGTTTCACGATTTACACAACGACTGTTACCGCCGAGAAAATTGTCGAAGTCGGTGCGCCATTGAAACACGCCGATCCAGTCTCGCCGGATTTGGGCAAGATTCCTGCATCCTTCGCATACGTTAATGCGCATGAGGATGAAGATCTGCTCAAAGATAATCCAGCAGACAAGGAAGCATTAAAGAAAGCACAGGCGATCCGCGACGCCAACGTGGTCGCGAGAGACGCAGCGCGGATTTTGCTTCCTGCTGGTTCGACCGTGAAACCGGGCGACTACCTTGTCGGCGATTCGGTTGTTGACGGTGCATTCTTTGAGTTAATCACAACCGCGCCAGAAGCTCCGGACAATGACTAAGCTACGCGCTGCCGAGCGTAACAAGATACCGGCCAAGAAGTTCGGATTACCAGGACAACGCAAATATCCGATGCCTGACCGCTCTCACGCCGCGAATGCCAAAGCCAGGGCAACGCAGCAGGAGAACGCAGGGCGTCTCAGTGCCTCCCAAAAGGCCGAGATCGATAGGAAAGCCAATGCGGTACTCGGGAAAACTGGACACTCGCTCGCATCTGCAAAGCCAAGGAGCCGATGAAAGCTGCTGTCAAAGACAAGCCGATGAAAACCGGAGTTGCCGATACTCCGAAGAAATTGGCGGCGAAGTATACCGACGAAGTTGTCAAGGCGGTACGCGAGCGGTTCGATCAGGACTACGAGAATTGGCAGGATATCCAGAGTGAAGGAAAGCTGGATGTTCAGTGCCGCTCCACTATTCGCGGCCCTTGGCCCGAAGAGGAATGGAGATCACGGCACACGAAAGGCAATGAGCGCCCATGTCTGCATGAGGACGTTCTAAGCCAGTTTTGCAACGAGATCATCAACGAAGCCGAGATGAATCCTATGGGAGTCTCCATCACGCCTCAGAGCGAGGATTCTTCTGAGCAGACCGCGCTCTTTCGTGAAAACCGCATCCGCCAGATTGAGTACGAGCAGAATGGTTCCGACTCCTACCTGACTGCCATCAAGAATGCAGTACAGCGTTCCTACGGCTTCTGGTTCCTTGAAACCTACTACGAGGGCAATTTCAAAGACCCTGACAATCAGCGCATGGCAATCGAGGCGGCAATGGACCCCGACTCGGTAATCCCTGGATTCGCCAAGAAGCCGGACTGGTCCGACATGCGGGACTGCTGGGTAAAGGAAAAGATGACCCATCAGGAATTCCGGAATCGCTGGCCGAAAGCCAAGATTACCGACTTTCGCGGACTGAGAACCGAAGGAATGGAGCATTGGTTCGATGACAAGACCGTCACAGTCGCCGCGTGGTGGCATCTCGAAGAGGATGAGCGGTACTTGCTCACGATCAATGACGGCGATGGCGAGTTAGATGTCTACGAGGACGAACTTGACGAAGGCGCCCCGATTGACGAAGAGAAAATATCGAAACGCCGTACGGAAGTAAAGCGCGTCATCCTGAAAACGATCTTCAATGGCGTTGAGGCTCTCGATGAGACGCAGTGGATTGACGAAGGCGACGACATCAATCAGCCAGAAATTCCCGTCATGGTCGTTACGGGCCGCGTCGAGTACGAAGAAGGCAAGCGGAAACTCGAAAGCCTCGTGCGGAAAGGCCGAACCGGCCAACTCCTCTATGATTTCGTCATCAGTGCGATTCAGGAACGGTTGGCGATGGTCCCGAAGGCGAAGTTTAAGGGACCGGAAGGCTCTTTCGACACCGACACCGATTGGCGCACGATCAACCGAAGTCCTGTCATGTTTGTCGAATATAAGCTGCAAACTTATCCGGACGGTTCAGCTGCGCCTCCTCCAGACTTGATCGACATCGCAGCCAATACCGGGGATTTGGAAGCCGCGAAGCAGTCAATCCTCGTCGGCATCCAGAACGCCATCGGCATGTCATCGACGGAGCGTATGGACCGCGTTGCGAAGTCAGGTAAGGCGTTAGGCGAGCTGGGCGAGACGCAGACCGTCGTTCAGTCGCACTATAAGAACTCGCTTCGCAAGCAGCAGGAACGGCAGTACCGCATCATGGACCGCATTCTCGAAACCATTGACGGCAAGAAGAAGGCGGTTGCGGTGCGCAATCCTGCGGGAAAAACTACGCTAGAACCGACTAGCCCAGATTTGTTTAAAGGCACGCATTCGGTCGTTATCGAGTCGGGCAAACTCTACCAGTCGCAGCAAGAAGAGCAGTCGGACGTTGCAGAATCGCTACTCAAGATCAACGATCCTCAGATTCTGCTCGCCGTGTTGCCGGATGTCATCCGCATGAAAGGCATTGGCAAGCTGGGGGATGAGTTGGCCCGCATGATCGAGTCGATTCAGCCTCCACAGATGCAGGCCGCGCGAAACGGCCAAGCACCGGCCGATCCGGCCGCGCAGCAGGCGATGACGCTGGCAACGCAGCATATTCAGCAGCTTCAAGCGCAGATCCAGCAGAACGAGATGGACAAGAAGGCCGAGACCGTCAAGATGACCGCGCAGCAGAAGATGAACGAAGACGATAACCGCACCAAGATTGCCATCGCGGCAATCAACGCTTCAGTTAAGGAAAGCATGGAAACGCTCGACGCGCAGGTGGGCCACATCAAGGATGTTGCGGATGTGATCTTGTCTCAGGTCCAGATGGCACACGAGGCCACACAGAATGACCTTGACCGTCAGGCAGCCGCACAGCAAGCAACGCAGGAACAGGCCGCAGCGTCACAGCAGCAAGCCTCAGATCAAGCGCAGCAACAGCAGCAGAATCAGTCGGGTCCCACAGGGGAATAATTATGGAAACCATCGAAACTCCAGCAGTCGAAGCCAATGAAACGGTCGAAACCGTAGCGGCTCCTGCAACCACCAACCCTTTTAAAGAGCGCACGAAGTCATGGACGCCACAACAGATGGCCCATTGGCGCGCAACCGGCGATGAGCCGGAAACGACATCCTCCGCAGCAACCGACGCGTCTGCGGAACAAGCTGAGACCTCCACTGAAGAAGTGGGTACGGTCGAGACTGAGGCGGCATCAGCCCCCGCGAGGGATAACGAGGATAAACCGAAGCGCGGCAGTTACAAAGAACTCCGCGAGAGAGCAGCAAGAGCCGAAGCCAGGGCCGAACTTCTGGAGCAGCAGTTAAAAACTCCTGCGTCGAAGGAAGAACCGAAGCCCGAGGTGAAGCGCACGATTGAAAAGGCTCCAGACTTTCCAGACCTCAATGCTTTCAAGACGATCGATGAATATAACGCCGCCGTGAAAAAGTGGCGCGAAGATGATCGATTGTTCACCGAGCAGGAAGTCGAACGGAAGTTTCAGGAGCGGGATCAGCGCGCCTCCGCCGAAGCAGAGAATAGCAAGTGGACGCAGCAGGTAGACGCGCAGAAGAAGGCTCATACCGATTACGAAATGGTAGCGTTCAACAAGAACGTGCCGGTTTCCGATGCGATGCTAGCCGTCATCAAGCGTCATCCGAAGGGTGCGGAGTTGCTATACGCCGCAGGGAAGAACGTCGCCGAGACCGTAAGGATCGCGGAATTGACGAATGTTCGAGACCTTGCGACGTTGGCAAAATCGAACCCGGCGCGAGCCGCCTATCTCTACGGCAAAGCTGAAACTCTCGCAGAGCTCGAACTCGAAAAACTGCTCACGAAGAAGGTTACTCCTCAGACAAGGACCGTCCCGAAGCCGACCGGCGAAGTCGCTGTGAATGGCCGCAGTGGAACCGTTGAAAAACTCGATGACGATCAGTTGCTCAAAATGGGCAGGATCACGTCGGGCGAATGGAAACGCCGAGCCAATGCGCGCGATATGGCTGAGAGGCGCGGGGCATAGTTGAGGATTTAACGAAATGGCTGGAACTCCCGGCAGTTTTGTCTTTACGGATTGGGTGGCTCCGGAGTGTCTCCGCTTGTTGGAAAACATGCTGGAGATGGCGGGCTACGCCAATTTCTCGTTCAACGCGGAGTACGACCGCGATTTCGCCATCGGCGACACGGTTCGTATCAAGTTCCCACAGGAATGGGTTGTCACCGACGGTATGGAGTACAACCCCCAGGCAATCAACCGCAACTTCACGACTGCAACCATGGACAACTGGATGCAGATCGGTTTCGAGTGGGATTCGCTCGAAAAGGCTCTCAAGCTGGAACGCTCCAAGAAGGAGATCAGCGAGCAGTACCTGAATCCGGCAATGGTTCAGATGGCGCAGGAATGCGAACTCCGGTTCATGGACTTCGCCTTCTTCAACACCCCGAACGTCGTCGGTTCGCTCGCTGCGATTCCGACCGCCTGGACGACCTACGCGCAGGCCCGATCACTGCTCGTCAAGTACGCAGGCTGGGGCGCATCCACGAAGCGTGCGCTTGGCGTCACTCCGGACATGATGCAGACGTTGATTACCAACAGTCTGACTCAGTTCAATCCGACCGACGAGATCAGCCGTCAGTACAAATTGGGCAGCATCGGTAAAGCGGCCGGCTGGGACTGGTTTGAGTCGATGTCGTGCCACACGCATACCACTGGCGTCTGGAACAATTTCACCACGGGAGTCACCGTCAATCTCAGCGGTCAGTCCGGTTCCACCATCAATCTGAACTGCACGACCGGAGACACGTTCTTGCGTGGTGATATCATCACGTTTGCATCGTCTTTTGGTGTCAATCCGCGAACCAAGCGTTCCATCGGTGCGCTCCGTCAGTTCAAGATCATGGCGAATGCCACAGGCGTGGCCTCTGCGGTCACGCTCTCGATCTACCCGTCGATCATCGGCCCTGGTTCGCCCTACCAGAACGTCACGGCGCTCCCGCTAAACAACGATGCGTGCGTGTCTTGGCCTGGAACGAGCTTCTCGAATGGCGTTGCCAAGACTGGAACGCTCGGGGTCGGCCTCAACAATCTGAACACGGCGATGGTTGGCGCGGAGTTGCCGAACCCGGAAGAGGGCGGCAATATTGAAATCGCTGCTCATCACACGGACGACAACACGGGCTTGAGCATGGCGCTTGTTCGCGCTTTCGATCCACTGCTTCGGCGTTGGATCAACCGTTTCGATATGTTGATCGGATTTGGTCCGCTGTATGCGGATCGATGCGGCGTTCTTGTTGGATCGCTGAGCTAATGACCGGGGGCAGCAATGCCCCCTAAACCAGAAACCTTTTGGAGATTTGAAAGACATGAAGACCTTTATGAAGGCGTTTCTTGGAGTGGTCTTAGCTCTTCTGATAGCTGGACCTCCACAGATCGCCGAAGCGCAGACTGCAACGACTCAGACCACGCTTAACGCGGACCTTGCTGGCGGTTCGGCCAATAACCAAGTAGTCCTCTTGAGCACGACTGGAATTACCGCGTCCACTGCGTCGGCACAGACGTTTCTCTATCTCCCTGGCGAGCAGATGCAGATTCAGGCCGTTAATACGACATCCAACGTAGCGACGGTGAAGCGGGCCATTCGTGGACTGGCAATGCCACACCTTGCGACAGAAGTTGTATGGTTCGGAACTCCTGGAACATGGACGTCGAACAACGGTAATACCAGCGGCGTGTTCGTCGGTAATACGCCAGTGGGCCGATGCACGCGGGCGAGCGACCAGTTCCTGCCGGTCATCAACCCGAATACGGGCGATATCTCGGATTGCATCCTCTCGCCCCCGGTGGGGACGCCAACGGCGGCAAACGGAACCGTCGCCCGATGGTCGAGCTTCAATATTACCCAGCAAGTGCAGGCGCGGCCCTACAAAAAGCTGGCCGTTTCTGCGACAACCTATACGGCTCTGTTGTCTGACCAGACCATCGGCTACAACACGAACGTCAACGGTACTATCACCCTCCCGGCTTTAACTGGATTCGTTGGTAAAGAGTACTTCATTCAGCAGGAAATCACAGGTACTCAGTCGCTGACGATTGCTACGTCTGCCGGGCAGACGATCAATGGGGCCGCTAGCATCATCATCGGCGGTTCTACCAGCTTCACGGGCATTCGGATCTACACTGATGGCGTGAATTGGTTTGCAGCGAAGGCCCCTTAATCTAAGAGCGGGGCTGCGAGGAGTGGCCCCGCATTGGCAACAATGGAAAACCGCACAATGATCATCGTTTCGTCGTTTGTCTTGGCGCTTTTTTTAATCGCCACGATTAACCGAAATTATACGTGGTCGAGCGAGAAATTGCTGTGGCAGGATGTTGTAGACAAGTCGCCGTCGCTGGCCTCAGGCCATC